TTTGCTTTTTTCCAATAAAAAGTTTTTTTGTTAGCTGCAATTACCCTTAATTCTTATTGTGCTTTTAAAGCACTGTTAACAGTGGCGCAGATACCAGGACTCAAACCTAGAATACAAGTTTCGTAGACTTGCGTGATATTCGATTTCACTATATCTGCAAAATTTGGTCGGAATGATTGGATTTGAACCAACAACCTTCTCGTTCCAAACGAAACCGTCTAACCAGATTGACATTACATTCCGAGAATATGGTGGAGAATGTCGGATTCGAACCGACCTGATTTCGCACGGTGCAAGCGTGGTGGACACTCAGATTCGAACTCACACTGTATAGGGTTTGAATCTATTGCCTCTACCAGTTGCGCTACATCCGCATTATTATTATTTTAAAAAGTACACTAGTCAAGCCTTGTGAGCCTATGTTACCTTACAACCCGATATGACTATTCAGTTGTCGCTTCTAGGTAAGTGCTAGCATGCTAGCATCTATTTCATCTCACCGCTTCTAGGCAAAGCATACTTTTTAAAATGTTTGGTGGTTCCACTTGGTAACGATCCAAGACCTTTCGATTATCAGTCGAATGTACACACCTGTATACTATGGAACCATATTTGGCACAGCAGACGGGAATCGAACCCGCAATGTTCTTACGAACTCCAGATTGAAAGTCTGGTGACTTTACCATTTTGTCCACTGCTGTATAATTTGGTGGGCATTGTAGGAATCGAACCTACTGACCGCAAAGGATCACGGGGTTACAGCCCGCTGTGACTCTCCAACTTCACCGAATGCCCAATAAAGTTACTTTGGGGCGAAATTACGGATTCGAACCGAAATCATACTCTATCACAAAGAGTAGCTTTACCATTTAAGCTAATTACGCCATAATTTTTTTATTGGAGTTCCTTTTTTACCTTTTATTTCATCAAAAATGTCTAAATGACGTTTAAAATAATTCATTAAAACAAATCTAGTTTTTCCTTGTGTTTTTGCAAATTGATTTAAACTTAAATCTGATTCACAATACTGCTTATAAAGATTCCTTGCTTGTGAAACAGCTTCGTCTTTTTGAATTTTTAACAACTCTTCTCTTTTAGATTTTTTTTCTTGTTTTTTTCTCTGATTTCCTTCAAACAATTCCCAATTGTAAACCGCTCCTAACTGCCATCCGGCGTTAATCCAGGTGTCTAACATCTCTCGGTTGACACGTTTTGTTTTTTTTAAATCTATGTTGTGTATAAGAACTGTACCATAAGCTGGATTTTTTTTACCTTTGCATTTTCCTTTTTTTGCATTGGAAATTTTCTTTTTAGAAATTTCTGTATGCGGTGACCCGTTATTAGTTTTTAATGTACCGTAACGTTTAAGTAGGGTTTCTTTTCTCTTAGCTATTTGCTCAAAAATATTTGCATTCCGAGACACCCCGATTGCTTGCAGTTCTTTCCATTTTTTAATCCAATCAGGATCTAAAAGAAGTTGCATTCTACGTTCTACTCCTTTTCGAGTACCGTTCAGACCTGTAGTATTTACATAATGCCAACTGCCTTTACCGCCTAGTTGCACATTATAAGTATGCCTACTCTTAACAAATTCTTCGTTTATTATTTCAATTTCTTTTTGTTGCATGTCAGCAAAATTATTAAATATAAACAAAATTTCTTTTTTGAAATTTTCTTTACCATATTTTTTTATTGCTTTTTTTAATTTTACGCCAGAACCGAGATAATTGTCAGTAAGTGACTGAGTTACATGCATTCCAATATAAATTTTGTTGTTAATTAAATTAGTTGTTTGATATATAGTATAATAAGTTTTCATACTTATATTTATCTTACATATCTCGAACTCGCATATGCCTAATTCACCGTCAGGGTCATTATCCAGTTATGATACCGTCACACCTAAGTAACCTTGTTGTTACTTAGATTAAATTGTTAAAGAACAAAAATATGTTTTAAGATGCAGTGGCTCTAACTCTCATATAGAACTCTGTCTGGCTTTCAATCAGTTTGACGGTGCACCCCAGTAGAGGTATGTAACTCTGTTACAAGGAAAGCCGCTAAGCTTTATTTCGTCGTATGCCTACAATATACCTTATAACTGTACTCACTGCATCTTAAAACATATTTTTAAAGAACATGGCATATAGCCAATAAAAAACCCGCTTATCGCGGGCTTTTATTAAAATACAAACCTATAAAGTTTATACGCTAATAAAAGCCCCAATTGTAGGATACAACGCCTGCACAGGAACAGCCGCATAACTGCGTTCACAATGTTTATGTTTAATATTTGATAATAACATGTTCTGTTCCTTATAGTGTTTGTGTATAATACAGCATTTAATTCTGTATGTCAACCATTATTTTTAAAATAATTTTGGAGCGGTTGATGAGATTCGAACTCACGACATCAGACTTGGAAGGACTGCGCTCTACCAACTGAGCTACAACCGCATTACTTAATTATTTAGTTTATGCACACATTATAACTGCACAAATTTAGTTTGTCAACCGGTTTTTTAAAATTTATGAAATTAAATTTCGTTTAGCTAGTTCTGCTTTTAAAGTTTGCAACTTGTTATCTGATCGATCAAGAATTGGACGCAGCTCTTTTCTTATAGAATCTGGTAACTTGCTTAACACGTCATTAATAACTTGCTCAATTTGTGAGCGTTGCTGTCCTGCTAGGACTTGTGTTTGATTGCGTTCTTTAGGTTTGTGATCTCTGTCACTAACAAACTGCTTATGCTCTTGTTTGAAATCGTTAACTATGTTTAATAGCTTATGAATTCTTGATTCCCATTGCCTAGCAGTGTTTAACAATGTTTTATTATTGATCTGTGTAGCAACATTAATCAAGATTCCAGGAAGCACTTCTTCGATTTCTTTAAACTGGTTTTTATTGGTGTTGTTAACTGAAATAAATTTTTGCAATTCAGCAGTTGCGCCTGGATATAACTTGCATAAATCTCGCAAATGAGATTGTAAATTGTTCCAGTACTTATCTTTCCACCTTGAAGTAAAGTTTCCTTTTACAAAGCCCCAAGGTTCTCTTCCCTTAACAACTTTATCCGAATCTGCCATGTCATAAAACTTTTTTGCAGCTAATTCTAAAGTGTCGTAAAGTACTGTAATCGGACTTCCAATCGAAGTTACTATTGAATTAATAGTAACTTCTTTTGAAATGCTGTTTTCAATTAAGATTTCGTTAATACGCATTTAATAAATCCTATAATAATATAGTATTTATCATTTGTTTATCGAAAGCTTTTGTACCGGTCAGCAACATAACTTGCACACCACGCTTGTGGCTTAACTTTTGGAACAACATTACAAGTTCCTCTAATATAGCCAATTGCTTCGTTTACAACACAACTTGATCCGTAAAGTTCTGAAGGATTTATATCTAGGTGTACTTGAATTTCTCGTTCACCAATAAGCGGTGCAAGTTTTAAGTACATTTCAGAAGCTTTATATACTTCAGTCATTAACCGCATTCTTGGCTTATTTTTCTTTTGATCATAGTCGCGCTCACGAACAACTTCTCCGAACACTTTACAACCGTGCTTGCCGTCGATGTGAACTACAACAGCTATAATGTAGTCAGCATGCCATGCACCTGAGTCTTTTAAGCGTTCAGAGTCACAACCGATATACACTTGTGTTTCTGGGCTTTGAGCATTTATAAAATCAGCTACTTCTTGAATGTTTATTCGCTTTCGCATAGGTATTGCCTCTTTGTTAAGTATTTAAGTTAAAATTTGGTCCTCGATGGAAGAATCGAACTTCGCCTGGAGGTTATCTGCCCGAACCGTTATAAGCGGCCCTGCTCGACCACGAGCTACACCGAGGAGTTATATTAAAAAACACTAAATGTAATGCCTTTTAATATAACAAGAAAAATCTTGTTATACTTTGTTTATCGCTCGGATTTTTCAATAATTCCATCACCGAGGCCGACCTTTTATTTTTTATAGTGCTTTGCAGACTCGTTCCGACATGCACTTTGTTTAAGTAATAAAAAACCCCAGGGTTTTTAATCCTAGGGTCCTTATGGTTTATTTACTTTACAAATTATTACTTATTGTATGTAAAGTCCTCCACAGGACCCTAATGTACGCTCGCTATTATCATAACCGAAAATAATTGCGACTGACGACCATAAGGTCACAGGCTTGCCGAGCATCGCTGCCGGTTTCTGTATCGCTGTATGTATCGTAGTAAACGTTTGCATTGGTTTTATCCTGTGTTAAGTGTTGCTATATTACTAGTATTTAGTATTTTAGTCAACTAAAATTTTAAGTTCTGATGCATTTTGGACAAAAATATTTTATAGATAAATACAAAACACAGAAAAGGATACTACATGAGATTTTATCAAATTATCAATTTATTCGAAGTTAACGTTAATAAAAAAGACGTTGCTGAAAAGATCTTGTTATTTCCAATACAATGCGGGTTTGAAGCTGAAGTAATTTGGCCAGATCTTGACTTAGATGGCGACATTAAAAATCTTACATGGGACGACGCAAAACAAAGCTTAGATAGAAACGAATTAAGACTTGTTTACGACCATTTTGAGCAGTGGATTACTGAAACAAGTCGCATCGACGATTACTTCGATGAAGCTAATAATAAAATTATATTTCGCGAATACAACGACAACTCTAATATGCGGGCATTTTTATCTAGTAACGAGTTAGATGACGAATTTAAAAAAAGCGAGCTGTTCATTGATGGTTTTATTGATCAACACTATAGCGCTTATACTGATTATATTTTAGATGTGTACAGCAACGATATTTTTGATGTTGCATTAGAGTTAGCAGTTAACGATATCACAATCGATGATTGGATCTCTGATCAATTCGCTGATGTTTACGATATGCTTGCTACTGTAGGATTGCAACATATTCCTAATAATTATGAAGAAGCCGGTTTTGAAAAAGTTGCAAACATTGTTCGTACTAAGTTAGGCGGTAAAGTATTAGCAAGCACTCAACATGGTGCAAATGCTGGTTCTACTAGTCCTGATTTCTGGAGAATAGAACCAGACGCAACAATTAGCCCTGGCTCGGACTTTGGCACAGAGATAGTTTCTCCTGTATACGAAAATATTTCTGAAATGATCAAAGATATCGAACAACTATTTAATTTGTTGGCTGAATATAATGTTTACGTAAACAACAGCACCGGCTTTCACATAACCATGAGCATAAATTCTCCAATGCCTAGAAAAGACATTAATCAAGTTAAGATTGCAACACTACTTAGTGATGTATATTTACTTAAAAAGTTTAATCGTTTAAAAAATTCATTTACAAAAAGTCAACAAGTAGAACTGCAAAAATTAATATCTAACTCTAAAAATAATATTGATATGCATGACTCTCTCGAGACTATCGAAAATAATCTAAAAAAGGCAATTAGCCTAGATAAGTATTATAGCATACACTTTAAAACTGAAAGAAATAAAGCAAACAATCAGCTAATCGAATTTCGAATTATCGGCGGTGATTACATTTCATCGTTAGATGTTATTAAACGATCTGCTTTAAAATATGGAGCAGTAATGTTGGCAGGTTATGATGACACTATGTTTAGAGACCAGTACATTAAGTCTTTATCTAAAATGATTAGTCGCTGGACCGATCCTGTTGCTAATCCGTATTTAGGTACTACAGAATTACCAAACACAGCGTTTGTTAACGGTGTTAGAAAGTTTATTAAGGTATTTAATTCAAAGCGTTTAAGTCCTGAAATAGAACGAATTAAGTCGTCGCTACACTATGTATATAATAACGATGAGTTTTACCCACGTAACCAAAAAGAAGAATTTTTCTATTTAATTACTCGTTTAGCTGAAATGCTAATTATTGATAAAGATGCAATCGTTCCAAGTTCTGCACTGTTCGGCATTCGACAAGGATTCAAAGAGCTTGATGTTACATATGCTGATTATTACAATTATGTCAATAGAGCATCTATAGGCACTCAGTATTTACGCGATGGTAAATGGGATGATTTAATGTCTGCAGTAAAAAGACTATTAGGGAAATAGTTAAAAGGTCTAAAGACCTACTACACTTCGTTCGCTGCACTCGTAATACTCGTGCATCTCACTTGTGTATTTGATTTATAAATTAAGAAAAAGTTTTAAACAATAAAATTTTATGAATGATTTAAGAAAGTGAATAAAGAAGATATTCATGCAGATCGATGGGCCATATGAAGCCTTATAGCAAGGCTCCAAAAAAAGATCTTCATGCGAGTCTCTAGTGCGTTTTTGAAGGCAGGATTTATTTGTTGCACATCATTTGGCTCTAACCTTACCATACCTGCGTTGACTTTTAATGCTACCTCGCTTCAGCGTAGCAATATAATGTATAGCAACAATTCTTTCAACTATTAAGACCAAGCAAACGTTTCAAACAATGATTTGACGTTTTAGCATCCTTGCGGGTAGTGCTTGGAATTTGCTCACAACCTAAGCAGCGTACCACTTCACATTCCTGAGTGGATTAGCAACGGTATAATAGTCGGCCCGTTAACCTTGTTGGTCGTGTTTGATGCCTATATATGCCTAGATGAGAAATTTAGAGAGAAATTTAGAGAGAAATTAATAGTATAATGTTTAACTGCAATAGCTACACATTATACCATTAATTGCTAGTTTTTAAGTAGAACTAGCAAACTACATAAAGTTACTTTAGGAAAGTTGGGAAATAACGTTCTTTCCAAACAGTGTCTAACATCACTTGTTCTGGTGTTACAGTTTTTGCTGATAACACAGAGCGCATGATTGCTGGGCTGAAACCACTCACTAACGCAGTGTTAGTGTCGCCTTGTTGTACTGGGTAGTTTGAACCACGAGAGTTTACATTCCAGAACACTAAAGCAGGACGTGTGTAACCAGCATCGACGTACATTTGATCGATTACTTTGAATAAAGTATCAGACTGGCCACTTAAATCAACTGCTCGATTAAACTCCATGTCTGAGATAATCAACACTTTAGTTGGCATTTGTTCTTGTGGAACATTGTGCTTCACTGCTGCGTTCAAGATCAACTCAAACACTGACTTCAAGTTAGTTGACATACTCCAGTCAGCACGTGACATTGCTTTGTAGCGTTGTGTCAACGTATCACCTTTGATTTCCTGTAATACTGGACGTTGGCTGAAAGTAATAAACTTATCTTTAAACACGCCTTCCATACGTTCTGCTACATACATACCCAAGCTGATAGCAACGTCCATTGCTGTGACCGAACCAGAAACTTGAACTTCCATAGAACCAGAAGTATCAACTACTGCGATTAAACGTTCGTCCGAACCTTCACAATAGTCTGGCAATGCTTTCCACTGTGCGTCTGCCGCAGTGTTTACACCGTATTTTACAGACTGGATAACATCGTATGGGTACACAGCACCAGCATTGATTTTTGCCTCACCTTTAGTTAAAGCATCCAAGTATGAGCGGTAACGAGTTTCGTCTTTGCGCAAGAATGCTTTTTGGTAACGAGCGGCAGCAACTGAAGGCACGTGTGAGTAGTTGATTACGTTAAACTGGCCAGCACACATTTTTTGTTCAACAGTGTCAGACAACTCTACTAACATTTTACGATATTGACGTGAAGTCAATCCTAATGCTTTACGCAACTTGTACGCAAAAGTAGATTTTGCTGATTTCTCACGCGGTGCCCATTTTGCGGCAAGACCGTTTCCTTCGCGCAAACGCTCTGAGTAGAACTCAAGCATTTGTAATTCTAAGTCAGTATCAACAAAAGTGAACAAGTTATCAAAGCGACCTAATTCAATAACGCGCTGGAACAAGTCGTTCGAATCAACTTCAGTATAACCGACTACTAAACGAATTAAGTCTTTGAACTGTTTACGTTCACCTGCACCTAAACGAACATCGCCGGCCCACAGCAAAATAGCAGTCGCTAAGTTGCGGTCTTCGTTCCAAGCACGAGTAAATAAATCCTCAATATCCTTGCCACGTGAAGCGCCGATACGAGAGAACAAGTCTAAGTTTTTAGACAGTGTAGACGAGTTTGTCAAAGCACCGTTTTCAGTGTATGACATACCAGTTTGCATTGCAGTAAATAAATCCATAATAAATCTCCAGGTTTATGAGGCTTCTGCCCCGTTTTTCATATTGGCGAAAAGTATATGCTGAAATAAACCTTCAACAGTAAAGCGTAACTACGCTTTTAACAGGGTTCGATACATTATTCGGCTCATTACGAGCCGATAGTATAAATTTTGCGGTAAGAACCCTCTTAAAAGAGTAGTAATAATTATACTTTTTTCTTAAATAAAGGAACGTCGCCTTCGCCTTTTAATTTTCTAATATATACTAAATCATTCAGACTATCTAAATTATCTAGAGTCACTGTAAGGATATTGATAGTAGTCTTACTAGGATCATCGTGGTCTCCGAAAAGTCTTTCTATTCCGTAAAATAGCATAGTAGAGCCGCCAGCTATTTGCTCTTTAAAATGTTCTTTCATTATATTCCTTTGTATTAGCGATTAGTAAAAAAGTGGGCGACTAACTCCACTTTTTATTGCTGGGTATATTTTATGTCACGTCACCACTACCTAGATAGTCAATCTAGCAAGGAGTCGAACCTTGGATCCTACTTTTACAGAGTATAATAGATAGTTGCTGTAAATACCCAATTCAGTTTTGAGGCGCCGGTCGGATTCACCGAACGATCTATACCCCGAAGCTACTGGCCTAGTAAGTTCGTTGATAGGTTAATTACCTCAAAATTTGTGGAAGAAGGGTGGACTCGAACCACCGACCTACGGCTTAGGATGCAAGATGGACGCTGTAAATAAACTTTTCAGTTTATATGTTACGTTGCTCTACCAACTGAGCTACTTCTTCCAAATTCTTTATTAATTATAACACGATTTTATTGCTAATGTCAAGCGTTATAAGCGTTATTTTTGTACCACTGCATCAAATGACACAAATAATCATAGTTGTTCAGTGTTAGGTAAATCTTCTTACCCGCGCAGCTACGAATAGAAATGTTCAACTCTTGAAAGAATGGTTTCGTGATTGCGTTGCGATGATCGCGAATATTTTTCCAGACTTCTAATGCGTGTAATGTGTGAATATTCACCATCTTACAGGCTTCATCGTCTGTGTACTTCGGGACTTTAGCGCGATACAATCCAAATAATCGTGGCACAACCTCTACTTCGTCAAGCAAGTCTTGAAGCTGTTTCTTCCTCGAGTAGACAACCTGTAGAGCATCAATGTGCTCCTGTGTAATCTCAATCTCAATTAAACCGTATACTGGGTTACTCATAACTATAGATTTCCATTTTGTCCAATACGAGCCTCTAACAGAGGCTTCAAGTCACCATTGCGCTTCCAGTTCTTTTTGTTCAGGACGCGCTCTTCGTACTCTTCGCGAATCAATATATCAGCGCCAATACTGTGTTGAGCGTTATAAACTAAGTCAATCGCTGCAAGACGACCATCACTAGGCTCACGAACTCGCTGTAGTCGAATCCCATCGCCATATGGGTCGTCCAGATACAAGCCAATCCAAGCAATATCAAGCAAACTAAGGTTGTTACGGTTCATCATATTATCCTTATACACTAAATAGTAGGTTATTGTCAACACTTTTTTAAAAAGTTTACAGGAAGTTTCTAAAACCCTGCAAGCACTTGGCTGTCATGATTGCCTGGATTATCTAGTAATGCGGTGACAGCGCCTACTGTCGGGGGTTAGGAACACCGCGCCCTAACTGTTCACGGTCAACACCAACTTGGCTGGTTGGTTATCGCTACTAGCGCATGACAGGTTTGTCCCTTTTACCGCATTAGTGAATACACTGTAAAGCGATTTTCACGCACTCGTACCAACACCGTTTGGGAGGGCTTATGTTGGCTTTCATACGGACAGTGTATTCAACAATACGTCCCACAGATTACCCACTGTGGGCTGCGTAAGCATTGCTCATTTAACAAGTAAATTATAAAGCCTATTAATTAGTTTGTCAACTATTATCTAGCTCATAACCGGGCATTGACCTACGGAACTACTTGTATTAAATGTATGTATTCTACTACACCATTGCACTAAACATATTAAAACCTTTAGGAATCGACGGAGTTAACAATAACCGACCGCGCTCGTTTTTATATTCAAATGTTTGCGTTTTTGACGATACTGAAACAATGTCATTTAATGAAAACTTAACGGTACACCAATCACGTTCTTTTTCGTTCTCATCGTTAATAAACTCTACTGCATAGTCAACTGAGACACGTTCTGACAACGGATTTCCTGACCAAAGTTCGTCAACGCTTACAATTTCACCTACTGGGTTCACTACTTCTAACGAAACGTTAAATGTTTGATCTGCAGCTAATTCTGGCTTGGTGTTCAACCACGCTGCAACTTCTTCCGGCGTTTCATTATATCGATTCATTTCTTCAACCATAGCTTTTAGCATATCAAAGTTGAATTTTGAAAACACCATAGAATAGTTACACATAGTATCAATGTGTGCTTTATTCTTTAAGTTGTCTTCGCAGTATTCGCGAACAAAATCTACTGACAATCCACCAAACTCAATAAAGTAGTATAATCGACCCGGACGATTTGACATGTTTCGGTCTACTCGGAACTTGTCATTGCACGTCAGGATAAACAATTTTTTAGATGGAAACACCCCGTCAAGTAACGTTAAAATATGTTCTTGAGCATCGCGATCGTATACTTTTTCAAATTCGTCAAATAACACAATAAGCGGCTGATCGATACTTTGAATAAATGCATTGAACTTATCGCCTGTATACGGCGAGTTAATGATAATCGTCGGAACACCAGTTTTAGCAGCTTCAATACATACGTTTTTAGCTAACAATGACTTACCGGATCCTTTTTCACCAGTTAGCATTACACCAGTCTGACTAGGTCGAGAGTTAAAAGTGCTAATAATTCGCTGTGTTTGCTTGTTAGTGTCGCCGTACAGTTTTCCCGGAATTGGAAAACTGTCAACCATTTCGAGATACAAGTTGCCCATGTGGTCGACTTTAATTACATAGTTCGCGGCCGGTAACGATTCGTGTAAGTCTAAACTTTCCTTGCTTGATACTCGAAAAGTTTTACCGCTACGCATAAAATAAGCCATTGTGTTTCCTCTATAAAAGTAGTTTGCTTAATTGAAGCTTAGTATATAACAGCTAGGTAGTAGTGTCAAGAGAAAAATAAAAATATTTTAAGAAAGGATTCTGCAGATTACCTACTGCAGCCTGGGTTAAAGAACAATGCCAAACTTGAGGATCAATTCAAGCCCATCGCATTGCCGTGTTTAATACGTATTAAACTGATGACTGTATGACGTTTGATTCCTCTATAACTTTTTAGATCGCAAGTAATCGGTACTCAATCATCAGTTTAATAAGTCCCACACTAACGCAGTGGGCGCGAACTATTTGATAACAAGGCGTAACCCCCGTAGCCTTAAGCGGCTAATGCAAAGTTAGTGTTTGCGTTTATTTTTAGTTTGCTTCTTTGGACTCCGCGAAGGTGTAACCCTTCAAGCATATATCCGCTCACGGCCTTCTGCCTTGGCCGATTCTCCACATAACTTATTAAGTATCAATCGATTCCGTATCTACCCCATCAGAAACACACTATCTCGGCTCCTTGCGTTTCTGCATATCCACACTCGAGTTCCGTTCTCATCAAACGTTCGAACTTCAGGTTAGACCATAGTGTGCTTCTGGTGGAGTGGGCAGGATTCGAACCTGCGTCTTGTCTACCGTTCGTTATGCTTCACCGAATTTGTTTTACTTATTATTTAGCATTCTTAAGTTTTAAGACTTGTCAATATTCTTGTCTTTAAACACCGCATTATAATGAATATGTAATTTATTTTTTAGTTCTAAAAATTGCCCAGGTGTTTTATATAACTTTTTAGGCATAGTGTCGCCTGCTAGCGTTGACTTAATTTGATTACAATCCAAACACAAGGTTTGGCAGTTATCAGGATGATCAGTGCCACCGTCTCGTTGTGTTTCGATGTGATCAACAATTAACATGCCCCACGCTACTCGATCTCGTATTAGTGGATCTTCGATTTTCATTACTAACGAATCAGTCCACGGATTGTGACCACAACAATCACAGGTTCGCTTTTTGTTAAAAGTCCAATGACGATCTAAACGTCCAGGGCCGCCATACTCTCGCATCAATAACTGATGGTGCTCGCACAAGTTTTTGCCTACGCCGTTATACTTACTTGCAAGGCTATTGCACCAAGGCAGCAGACATGTAGATGACACTGTTTTTTTAACGCCAGCATAGCCTTGTTCGACACGTTCGAAAAAGTGTTTGCTCATTTTAATTATTCTTTTAAAGCTCGCAACTATTGTTGCGCAAGGTTAAAAAGTTCCAATAGCGTTATTGGTTATATCAAAGGCACACACTGGGCCAGAATAAAACTGATTGTTAAACACATGTGGAACCCAGGTATTACACAAGTGTATTGAGCGAGAGCTTCCACAGCCGACTAGAATTGTTAAATCGGCACTTAGCACTCTAGCTGCTTCTTGATATTGCAGCATCCTGTATTCTTCAATTGCGACAAATTTTCTTCCCGGATATTGTCGAATAGTAAAAGGTTTGTCTTTATACTTTGCTTCGACTAATAAACGATGTGAAAAGTCATCTTTAGTTAAAGAAAAGTCCGGCAGCGTTAAGTCGCGACATCCTGCTTTTTTCAGCTTAGGTCCGGCATAAAAACCAGTCCTAAAGTCGTGAGTTTGAGCAATCCAATAGTCGCGAAAATTATCTAGTAACCACGGCAACGCAACTGAAACTTCAAACTGCTCGCCTACTTCGAGATTCTTTTCAAAGCAGTTAACGGTCATTGTTATCCCTTTAACTCTTTAATAAGGCGTTCCTGCTCGGCAACTTTCTTTCTAAGTTCGTTAATTTGCGTTTGGTGCATCTGTATTTGTGCAAGCAGTGACCGGCATTCGTACCGCAAATCAGCTGCAGAAGGTATTTCATCAAATTGATCAGTTGCCATTTTTGTTATCCCTTATACTTAATACACCGTTTGCTAAGCCGATTACATAGTTCTTGGTAATTAGCTGATATCCGTTAAAACTAATAATTTTTTCTTTAGTTTG